TATTGATATTAACGGCAGGACTCAATGCCTTTACAAGCATTGATACTGTTGGGATTAATCCTTTTCGGGAGAACTTAATCGCTTGATTAACTCTTCCTAAAAGACTGTCTTCCGCCATCACTTGTTTCCAAGATAAGGCGCTAACGTCCGAACCATTTACTCCAGTTCGTTTTGCGTATTCAAACACAGAACGATCAGGAGCAATTAGACTTTTGGATAAATTCACTCCAACTTTTAATTCTTTCATTATAATTAAATATTGATGAAATAAAAGTTTGTCGAAAATAACCACATCATCACCTAAGACTTCATAGTCTTTATTCCATTCTACCTTATTAGGGTAGACTAGAGATGAAGCATATTGAAGAATTAAATGATATGTTAAGGCTAACATGGCCCAAGATGAAAGGCAACCCATTGGTTGTCCAGTATTATAGGTTACATAGGTCTCAGCAGGTATTTTATAAGGATTACCTCTTATAATAAAAGGTCGATCTCTTAATAAACCTCCCCAATATGTACCCAATTTAGACCCAGTAAGATTATTCAAAATTTCTATTTGTAAATCTAGAGGTAATCTATCAGTAGCAGATGATAAATCGGCTGAATAAGCCTGTTTAGCATCCATCGATTTTATAAGACATCTCTCAAAAGAGATATCTTGATCGAAGGTTCCATCATTCGGAATTTGTTTTAATAAAGCAAATAGAGAATCATGTAACGGAGCTAGTAATGATTGCGTCCAGATATCACAAATAGCAAATATACGTAATTTTCCAGCAGCTTCTTCTTTAAAAGATAATTTACCTAAAGCAATACTATCAAAAGATAGTACTGATTTAGAATGAATAATCCAACCTTTTCCATAACGGGAAAGTAAGTCGAAACATAGGTCAATTACATTATTTAACATTTTAAATAATCCTAAGGATCTAGATTGAATAGCATATAATCTGAAATGTTCATAAATCTCTGGATATTTTGCTAAAGCGATAGCGTCTGTTAGTATAGCACTAAAAGAAACTTTCGCATTAGGACCCGCCGATAAAGATCGGATAGGGTATTCAGCAGATTTAATAACAAAATCTTTAATTCCTAAATATGATAAATATTTAGAAGCATCTTTTGCAATTAATTTAGGACTATCATTAGATCCTGCATAAGGATCAGTAATAGTATTTAAATTAGGAACAAAAGGCGCCTTAAAGATTCGGAAAATTGAAGTAATAGTTAACCACATTCGAATCGTACCCGGGTGTAAAGCCCGGATAGCTTTTCTATCCATAGTCCCAATAAAGGTCGGAAGACCATTACTAAGTCTTGGAAGTGGTAACGAAGGTTCAATTTCTCTTAAAGATTTACAGGGAGTACCTGCAATAGCTCTTTGTATAGCCACGTTAGAAGCTTTTAACCACTTAACAGTAGTTAAAGCTCCGTGGTGACTATAAAACTTAAGGATACTATCAATAAAATTGCTTAAT